AAATAGATGCTCTTCTGTTTGAAAAGCAATGGAATCGTATTAAAGAAAAAGTATTACCTCATCCAGATTTAATAGATAATATAGGCAATTATTGATATATTAACTTTGATATTAATAAGTTATTGTTTAAAGGATATAACTTTATGAAAACTTATATCATTGCTGGTAATCCCATTCCGTTAGCTAGACCAAGATTCTCTTTTAAAAGAATTTATGACAAACAACAAAATGAAAAATTCATAGCAGGAATAGAATTAGCTCAACAACATGGCGATCTACCATTTCTTTCAGGTCCTCTTCATCTCGATGTCACCTTCTTTATGGCTTCTCCTCATTCTTACTCAAAAAATAAAAAGTCAAAATTATGGGGACAGTATCATATCATTAAACCAGATCTTTCTAACTTGCTTAAATTTTATGAAGATTTATGCTCTGAAGTAATATTTAAAGACGATTGCATAATAGCCTCAATATCTTGCAAAAAATTATACGATGAACATCCTAGAACCGAATTTACTCTGAGACCTTTATGAAAAAAAGTACTAAATTAGTAAAAAACTTTAAACTTAACACACCAGAACCCGTTGTAAAGAAAGTTAAACGGGACTTAGATAGGAAAACAAGCCCTTGGATGGAGGATTATCAAGACTTTTTTACCTTTAGAATGCAACCAGTAAATGAAGGATTTTTAGAGAGATTAGCTAATGAACTTATCGAGTATGCTGAGAAGACCGAAGTACTAAGATTAGAGTGGTTCTTTACTAGCAAAAGAATAGACCCTTCAACAGGTAGAGTATGGGCTAATAAGTACCCTAAATTCGGTAATGCTTATAAGATAGCTAAACAGATAATCGGTATGCGTAGAGAAGATGGAGCATTGAAGAAGAAGTATGATGCAGCTACCATAGCACATGCGCAATGTCATTATGATGAAACATGGCGTGAAGTAGCTCAGTTTAAAGCAAAGCTTGCTGCTGATGAAACAGGTATAAGTGGAATTAAAATAGTAACCGTAGGGATACCATCTTTTGGGTCCTCTGATATGGTACCAGAAAAGAAAATTATAAAGGAATAACGTGTCTGTATTAACTAGAAGAAAACTTATAAACTCATTTAAAGAAGTTTGTTTAACATCAATTTCATTCATTGATGCTCATATGGAATGGCTTGGCAATCATCAAATAGAGCATAGTGGGGCAGCACAAGTGCATAGGCAACTACTCAATAGTTTGATGGTACTCCATGAAGCTTTTAATAACTTTGAAATTCTTTTTTCGAATAAATATAATCCTGTGCCTTCAGAAAAGTTGAGTCTTTACAAGAAGATTTATTTACATGGTCGTAGTAATAATCAAATCCCTGAATGTACTAATGAAGAATGTGAAATGGAAAAGGAGTTAAAGTTATTTCTTGCTGATGAAAAGATTCAAGAGGAGATAGCAAAGATAGAAGCTGAATTGGCTGCAAGAAATTCATCATCGGAGGTGCTATAAATGTCACATGAAGCAGAAGTGCTTAAACATGTTCTTTGTGGTGCGTTAACACATCTAGATGCTATTGCTGCTGAATTGCGCAAGCTTAACATTAAAGAGAAGCCTGAAGATAACAATCCAAATGATTTTCAAAGAGCTCGTATATTGCATTTAACGATGATTGCTATTAACGATATTATACATCCAGCACATAAAGATCTGTATCAATACTTTAAAGGTTATGATGAATACTTTAATGGTCTTGTTAAAAGTTTTGAGAAGGCTAAGTCTGATGGATTGGCATTCAAAGGATGCTTGTGTAAAGGCTGTGCAAAAGAACAAGTGGATGATAAAATAGTTGACAAAAATTAGTATATTGGATGTTATGAAAGAGCCTGATATATCGCTTACTAAATTTACACCAAGGTTTTATCAGCTTCCTATTATTGATGCCATAGAGAATAAGGGGTACAAGCGTGTTCTGGCGATATTGCCACGGCGTGCTGGTAAAGATATCTGTGCTTTCAATTTATGCATTAGGCAATGTTTGCGCAAGGTCTGTGTGGTGTATTATGTCTTCCCGACCTACTCACAGGCTAAAAAAGTAATCTGGGATTCTATTACAAATGACGGTAATAGAATTCTGGATTACATTCCTGATGAAGTTGTTGCTTCAAAGAATTCTCAAGAGATGAAGATACGATTCACCAATGGATCGTTGCTCCAATTAGTGGGATCTGATAATTATGATACTTTGATGGGTACTAATCCACAGGGCGTTGTTTTTTCAGAGTATGCATTGCAAGATCCAAGAGCTTATCAATATATTCGTCCTATACTTGTAGCAAATGATGGGTGGGCTTTATTTATATCAACGCCTCGTGGTAAGAACCATTTGTGGGAGTTATGGAATATAGCGTCTAACTCTGATGATTGGTTTGCGTATAAGTTAACAGTTGAAGATACGGGCCATATTCCATTAGCAGAGATTGAACGTGAGCGGCGAGAAGGTATTGTCTCAGAAGATCTTATTCAGCAAGAATATTATTGTGATTTCTCATTAGGTGTAGAGGGATCATATTACAATAAATATATTGATAGAATGAAACTTCGTGGGCAAATCTCTCAAGTGCCATGGGAGAATGGATTTAAAGTTCATACAGCGTGGGATCTTGGAGTGCGTGATTCTACTACTATAATATTCTTTCAGGTTATTGGTCAGACAGTTCGTATTATAGATTGCTATGAAAACAACAAAGAGGGTTTAGAACATTATGTTAAACTTCTTGAGTCTAAGCCTTATACGTATGGCAAGCATATTGCTCCTCATGATATTAAGGTAAAAGAGTTTGGTACTGGTATTACTCGTCTAGAAAAAGCTCGTCAGTTAGGTATTATATTTGTTGTTGCTTCTGATGTTAGTATTGTTGATGGTATCGAAGCAGTTCGAACTACATTAGGCAAGGTGTGGATCGATGAGAAATTATGTAGTCCTCTTATCAAAGCTTTAGAGAACTATCGTCAAGAGTTTGATGCTAAAAGAAAGATATATAAATCACAGCCTTTACATGATTGGTCTAGCCATTTTGCAGATTGTATGCGATATCTTTGTGTATCGTTGCCTAAGACGCGTGATGGTTTATCTGCTGAAGCATTAGAGAAGCGATATCAAGAGGCTAGGTATGGAGAGTCTCAATCAAATCAACCGTCAATATTTAGAACTGATTTACCGGAGTATTAGATGACTAAACAGGATAAGTTACAGAGATCTATTAATAAGATTGTTAAAGGCATTAACGAGTCTTTTGCTATTCTTGAAAGTGAATTGTCTCATCCAGCTAAAAACTTTTCAATAATGTATGATGGAAAGTCTGTTGAGTTCTTTTATCCGACAACTCTTGAAGAGGATAGGCGGATGAAGTATGATCGTGCTGATTTTATACGTTATTTGTTGAAGAGTTCTATTGATGCGACTTTGTCAGCTAAGGTTCAAGATATGGATGATCCTGAAGCGTGGGATGATCTGATTGGTGTTATATCTGGCGAAGATCCAAAAGATCATCAATTTGAAAAGTATGAAGTTGTTATTGATGAATCAGATGTGCAAGGTGATGCTGTTAATAGAGCTATTCCTCTTAATATGGATAACTATCAAGTTAAAGAGAATCTGGGATTATTAAATGAAAAGATTGATCAACAAAATTAATGCATGGATACATAGCAAACGAATTATTTTTAATGATATGGGGTGTTCTCCTATTGTTCCTACTGTTCAAGAAGATATACGTGATATGGAAACTCGTAAAAGAGTAGCTAAAGCGTTTGAAGAGCAGGCAGAACAAATTAGTATGAGAGCTAAAAAGCAGCATTCATGTTTAGATCCTATTCAATGTCGTAAAAGAGTTTGTTATAGATTTACTCCTGATAAAGTTGTATCTAAGAAAGTAGTAACAAAAAAGGATATTGATAATGATTTTGGAAGATAATGTTATTTCCTCAGCTTTACTTGCAATATAACTTGTTCTGTGTTGTTCTATATATATAGAAAGGATATAATGATAGGGCAAAAGTATAATGCATGGACAGTGTTGAAAGATGGGGGTCGAGATAAAAAAAGTAATCTCCTTTATTTGTGTCGTTGTGATTGTGGCATTGAAAAGATATTGCGAAAATCTACTTTATTAAACAATGATTCTAGGCAATGTAAAAAGTGTTATGGATTAAGTAAGTCTAAAATTGTTGTTGGTTCAGTTATTGGATATAGTGTTGTATTAGAACGATTACCTAATCTTGATGGTAATTCTCTTTATTTAATACGATGTAAATGTGGACGAGAAAAAACTGCTTTTGGTTATCAATTAAATGCTTCTGTTAGTACAAAGTGTCCACATTGTCGTGTGAAAACACATGGCATGTCTAATACTGCAACGTTTAGAATATGGACTGGTATTTTAAGAAGATGTTTAAATTCACACTTTAAATCTTTCAAAAATTATGGTGGGCGTGGTATAACAGTGTGTGAAAGATGGTTAAAGTTTGAAAACTTTTTAGAAGATATGGGTCAGCGGCCTTCAGGGTTAAGCATTGAAAGAATAAACAATAATGGTAATTATGAACCAGGTAATTGCAGGTGGGCTACTTCTAAAGAACAAGCTTGTAATCGAAGAAAAAATTATAAAGCATGATTAATTAGGAGTTTAACTATGTTGTTCCCACAGCTCTCTGCCCAGTACTATTCTGAACATCATAAAGGTATATTGGCACGGATGGAAGCGTTCTATGCGGAATCTATAACTATTAATCAATCTTTTTGGGGGGAGGCTGACACTGATACTCGCTTTGAAGTTGGTGATCAAACGTTATGGACAGACCTTTATGGAAATCTTCCTGCAAATAGACGACGTCAGTTTTGTTTTAATAGAATACGTCCTATTATAAATATGATTACAGGTCATCAAAGACGAACTAGAAAATCTACTATTGTTGTTCCTGTTGAGAATGGTGACAATGAAACAGCAGATCAATTTACAAAAGTAATGCTATGGCTTAACAATCAAGAGAGTGTTTTAGAAACTATATCTGAATCATTTCATGGTGCGTTGGTTACTGGTATGAATTTATTACAAGTATGGGTAGATTATAGATCTGATCCAGTATCTGGTAATATCAAAGTAGATAATTGTTCGTATAACTCNTTCCTTATTGATCCTTATTTCCGTAAAGCTGATCTTTCAGATTGTAATGCTATATGGAAGCGTTCATTCTTTACTAAGCGTGAATGTATATCATTGTTGCCAGATAAAACTGATGAGATTCTTGGATTGAATGGTAATGATTCTGGAACTGGACGAGATGGTAAATTTCAATTTATGCCTGAGTCATATAACTACGGATATAAAAATCTGTTAACATATGATGAGTTTTATTATCGTGACTATAGAAATCAAAAGATGCTTGTTGATAGTCAAACTGGTGAAACATTAGAATGGCGCATGGATGATCAAGAAGCATTAGATATATTCTTATTGCAGAATCCCACTATTACTGTTATCGATCAAGAGATACCTACAGTTCGTTTGGCGATTGTTGTGCAGGGAAAGGTTATGTATGATGGGCCTAATCCTTTAGGTATAGATGTTTTCCCATTTGTTCCAATGCTTGCATATTATAATCCNCAAATGCCTTACTTTCCGTATCGTATACAAGGTGTTGTTCGTGGTCTTAGAGATGCTCAATACTTGTATAATCGTAGAAAGATTATTGAGCTTGATACTCTTGAATCTCAGATAAACTCTGGTTGGATTTATAAAGAAGATGCTCTTGTTAATCCAAAAGATGTCTTCTTATCAGGTCAAGGTAGAGGGTTAGCGCTTAAAGATAGTGCTCAAATGACTGACGTTCAACAGATTATTCCACCATCTATTCCGCCCACAGTTATTCAGTTGTCAGAAATTATGGGCAAAGAGATATCTCAGATTAGTGGTGTTAATGAAGAGTTGCTTGGTATGGCTCAAGATGATAAGTCTGGTATATTATCTATGCTTCGGCAGGGTGCAGGTCTTACAACATTGCAGATCCTTTTTGATCAATTAGATAGAAGTCAAAAGTTACTTGGTAAAATAATAATCGATATTGTTCAATCGAATTTTACACCTGGAAAAGTTAAAAAGATTATAAAAGAAGAACCTACGCAACAATTTTATAATAAAGCATTTGGTAAGTATGATGCTGTTATTGAAGATGGTCTTAATACTAATACTCAAAGGCAGATGCAATTTGCTCAAATGTTACAACTTCATGAAGCGGGTGTTCCTATTACTACTGAAGATCTTTTGGAAGCTTCAACATTGCAGGGTAAAAATAAGATTATTAAGAATGCAGTTGCTCAACGTGAACAAGCTCAACAGGCTCAACAGGCTCAGATGGAATCTGCAATGCAAGAACAGCAGGCTCGTACAACTTTGGCGCATGCACGTGCTCAAGCTGATACTGGATTGGGTCTAGAAAGGGTAAGTCGTATTCAAGAAAATCAGGCTCTAGCANTTGAAAGAANAGAAGCTGGTGAAAACGATAAGCAACTTGCTTTACTTAATTTTGTAAAAGCGTTAAAAGAATTAGAAGGTATAGATATAGCCCATGTANAACAATTGCTTATGTTAAGTAAGNTGTTGGAAAATAAGCANGCTGTATCAAATGCTCAACAGATAAATAATAGTCCAATGGCGCCTTCTCTTGATAAAAGAATGGCGGCTTTGGGTAGTTAGAGGNTCATTAACCTTGCAGCGCTTTAAGCGGTCTGNAATTTCTACAAAGGACCAATATGGCAATGAAAAAACGTTTTCATAAATCTGCTATGCAACCAAAAGAGCATTATGGTGANAGATTAGAATATCTTGGTGAAGATATGTATGCAGGTCTTGATAATCGTCGTGCATTAGAACGTCGTGATTCAGGTATGATCAATGAAGATAAACATGCTGTTGCAAATCTTCCACAGCAAGTGATGTATAAACCATGGCCTAAAGCTCGTCATTATGTTGATTATGGTCTTGATGATACTATTCGTGGTATTGATCANCANCAANATCTTGATAATGAAANAATGGAAAAACACTTACAACCAGAGAAGTACTAAAATGCCTGGCTGTCCTCGTAAAAAGGGATTGCCAAAAAAAATAGCATTTTCTATTTTAGGAACCCCGCCTAACTTAAAAGATAGAAAACTGCTAGGCAAAAAGAGGTTGATCATAAACTTCTGTATGAAAATACTCAGAGAGTAAGATAATTAAGTATTAAGGAAGGGATATGGTGTTTTATTCCTTCCTTGATAGTTTAGGAGACGTCGATGAAAAAATGTTCTAACTGTAAAAAAGTAAGTGTTGCTAAGGGTGTCAAAGTTAAGCGTGGTGCAGAAGAGAAGATGAGAGAGAAGAAGGGTTCATCAAATGCTGGAAAATATAAAAAGGTTTCTCCAAAATCATTTGCTGGTAAATCAGGTGGTGCTTCTAAATTTTCTTTCCCTATTAATACTCTTGCTCGCGCTCGTAATGCTTTAGCTCGTGCTCATTATGCGCCTAATCCAGCTGGAATTAGATCTGCTGTTTATAAACGTTATCCTCAATTAAAATAGTAGGAGATCTTATGATGTCTAAATATTTTGTTGGTTTTCTAATATTTTATGCTTCATATGTATCTAGCTCTGATAATAAACTTTCTGTTCCTGCTAATGCAACAAGTCCTACAAGTTTTGCTTATAGACGTCCACATCCTGGTACGTTTGTAAGTATTCCTGATGTTGATTCTCCTCCTTTAACTCCTGGTAATACTTTAATTAGGCAGCGCCCAACTGAATCTCCTTCATCATATATGGTTCGTATTGCAAATATTATATATAACAGGGCTATTCATAATTTTGATACAGCTGCTGCTCGTGCTTATGAAGTTATTCAAGATGTTGCTCGTGGAAGAGAACCTGTTCATCATGAAAATGATTTAGTAAGATCTGTTCTTCATGAATTTAATTTGATTCTTGAAGATGGATCATTGAATCGTGAAATTATGAGATTATATAAAAATTTAAATAATGAATAAGGTAAATAATGAAAAAATGTGCTAAATGTGGACATAAAATGTCAGTTGCTAAGAAAAAAATTAAAAAAGTTATGCATGAATGGAAAGAAGGCGAATTGCATAGCGGTTCTAAAAAAGGACCAAAAGTAAAAAAAAGATCCCAGGCGATTGCGATAGCCCTAAATGAGGCAAAACGTAAAGTTAAGGGATAGTAATACTTTTTCTAAATTGACATTCTTTCCTCTGATGATCTGAATTAGAGAGAACTTCTAGGTTTTCTATTCGATTGTCAGAGGAGTCATCGTTTATATGATGAACATGCTCCCATTTTTCAAGTTTTCTATTAAGATGTTTCTCCATTATATATCGATGCTCTGCGACTCTTTTTCCATCAATTTTTATGTATTTATATTTATGTAATGGTTTGTTTAATTTCTTGAAACCATGTATTGGTAAAAAATCTTTAAGATGATTTTTTGCTAAGCAAGATCTTGAGCAATATTTGGAGTTACCTTTTTTTATTCTGTATCTGGGAATATAATATTCTTTATTACATAATATACATATAAAAATTGCACCCGTTTTGGGTTTGGGTTTTTTATGTATATTTGCTAAAGTTATAGCCCATTTAGCTTGACAAGCATGAGAACAAAATGTTTGCTTGTTTATTCTTTGGTGGAATTGATTATTGCATGTTTTACATATCTTCATAGTAATAGTATATCATGGCTATCGATATTTGTGAAGCTGAAATAAAAAATAAAATTCTTTATTGAACATTTTTGTTCTGGTAGCATTTCATACACACTTGTTTCTCTGGGATACCATTATCGGTATCCCAGATTTGTAAAGTTTATAGGAGAATTAAAGTTTATAGGAGAATTT